CAGCTGAAGCGAAGTCAACAATAATTCCCTGCATTCTAAGGCTTCGCTCGAATCCACCCACAATGGCGGTCTGTAATGCATCGAATGCCTGGGGGATGTCTTGCCCGGTAACATCGGAAAGATTCTCTAATTCCTTGATATAGGCGTTGATATACTTCGGGTCTAGCCCAGAGTTCATGGCTTGGGCTAATAAATTGACTGCCTCAGCCTGGGAGATAAGCCCCTTTGCCGAATCCTGTGCCGATTGAATCACTGCGTCAGCGGTTGTGCCATAGACTGCGGCGATATTGTTTAGGGCTTCTTTTTGTTCCTCAAATTTGGCGTATAAATTGGCATAATCCCATGCCTTATTAATCGAATAGATGGCAGTCGCTACTTTAGCAGCGAATTCTACATAGGATGATTTCAGAGATTCTAAGGATGATTGCGATTTCTCTTTATACCGTTCAACATCCTTGGAAGCGTCTTCCAATGCGGACTTGGCGTTATTAATCGCCTCAATCGCTATCTGTATTTTCTCTTGGTCTGCCATATTATTCCTTGACTCCCAGGAATCCCAACACTGCCTCTCTAAATAATATCTCTCGGTGAATAAACTCTAAAAAAGGTTCAACATCTTTAAGCGTATAGTTCCAGATTATTTCTTCTCTTTTGGTAATGTCTCCCCGGCAAAGGGCGACAATTGCCCGGTCGAAGCTGTCCTGCCAATCTGATTGAACGCCTCCCCGATTTTCTGAGCATGAGACGAAATCGGGTTGATAATAAAAAAATCGGTAACAATTTCTACCGCCTGTTCAATGCCGATTTTCCATTCCAAGGATTCGGCAAGCTCGTCAATTTTCTTATCCTTTAAAGGCTGCCCTTCTTTTATCAACACGATGGCGATACATTTATAAAGGTTCTCGCCCAAGGATTTAACGATAGAAAAAGGGTCAGCCGCATTGAATTTAAAATCTTTCAGGGCTTCCGATAATTGCCGAACCTGCCCGATGACGATGGGTTTCTGGTAATAAGTGTCTTCCCCGATTTTATAAGTCTTAGTTTCCATTTACCCCTCCTATGGTAATAAAGCGGCGATACCATTGACCAACACGCATTTAATGCTGGTGCCGTCGGCATTATCGTCATAATAAGCGTTAAATTTCAAACTAACCTCAAGACCTTTTGAACCGGAAATGACCGGGCTGGTTCGTTCATATTTCAATTCAGGAATCGTGAACGTGCAACTACGGGCCGGGGTCGTGCCTTTACTCAGGGCGATAATAATGGATGTCTCCGTGGAAGCAATCGCCTTATCAATCAATGTAGTCCCGTCAAAGGCAGCAACCAAAGTGCCGGAAACTTTCACCTTACCCTCTGGCAGGTCGGTGCGAACCCCTGAATTCCCGATGAAATAACCGGAATCATCAAGGTCGTTGTCCATCTCGAATGATATGGATTTTACGGTAGCAATGGAACTGCCACCCTCGGTGATAGAAGCATGATAATCGCTGTATGCCGACACGCTTGAGTATTCGGTGATTGAGCTGTCAAAGGACGTCCCGGAAATGGTTGAGGTTTTTCCCTTGATGTCAAAATTGCAGGTTACAAACCCATTTTGAGACAGCGAAAACGACATCTTTGATACTTTGCAACCATTAATCAGCTCATATTTTGTGAGGTCGGTATAGTCCTTCTGGATTGTCAGGCTCGGCAAAGTTCCGGGCTTCAGGGTGTGCGTATACGGGTCGGTTGCTCCCGATGGGGTGAAGCTCCCGAATGCGGCAGCCAGTAAATGAGCGGTTCCAGTTTCGGAAAGATTGCAATTGATTGACCCTGCCACGTCTATATTTCCAGGGACAGGCATTTTCTGGACCCGGCTTGATGTAATAGTGTCATCCTGCAAACCTGCCTGATTCGCTTGGATGGATTCGCTCAAAAATGGAATCAGTATTAAATTGGGAGAAGATGGACTTGTCCCATAAACAGATTCTTTTTGTAAAGATAATTTACAACTTGCTCCTGATTGTCTGGGCATTATTCAGCGCCCCCTTTCTTCGGTTCTTTATAAGGCTCAAAGCCTTTCATTTTTAATAATCTTTCTGCCAGTTCATCGGGGACTTCGATATATTTGCCCTTGAAAAGGTCATAATGCAGACCCGTTGCTTGGTCGTGAATACGAATCCCCTCGGCAGGAATTTCTTTTTTAGTAATCTTCATTAGCAACCTCCTACTGCTGTTGAATATGTCAGCTCATAAGTGATTTGAAGCGTCTTCTCAATATCAGAAGGGTCTTCATTGATATGAATCGTGTTCGCCCTCTTAAGATAATCAATGTTTCCGTTCAAACTTTTGTCGGCATACATGGCGGTATTTACCTGTTCCAACACCGTTTCCATGTCCAGCCCACGGGCTGTAATGGATATAATCAGGCTTGCTGTCCATGATTCTCTACCGATTCCACCGGATTCATCCCCGGAATTGGTCTCACTCAATAGGGACACAAGGGCGTAAGGGGTCGGGAGCTTATCCAAGTCAGTGATGGCTTTCCGGTCAACCTCAATGGCATATTTCAGGAATCCCGATGTATCATCATCGTCATATTTGACTGCCAATAAATCGGTAACAACTCTGGCTAATATGTCGGTTCGTTTACTCACCTTTAATAGCCTTCCTTATTGCTCTGGAAAATCCTTTAGCAATCTTAATTCTATTTGTCTCTAAAATTTCTTCAGGGTGGACACGGGTCGGGACAGTAATAGCCTTTTTAAGGATAAATAAAGGGGTAAAGTCATTCTTTCCCTTCTTCTCACACAATAAAAGATTCCCCGTCTTGGTCTTGATAAAGAATTGCCCCTTTTTCTTCTCTGAATATTTAGCCTTCAGGTTTCCGGCATTGGTTAATGCCGCTTCTAAGGGTATCTTCAGCCATGGTTTTCCGGTAATTGTTGTTGACGTTCCAGCCTTCCCGACATGGAGCTTTGAGTAGAACGCACCGAACTGGATGCCCCCGTAAACGTTGTTACGGTCAACACGGGTAATAATAGGAACGACCGAGCGACGCAGGTTTCCGGTTCTCGCCCTGATGGTGCTGTCAGTGGTGGATGGCCCGGACAAATGTTTCCTGGTGGTGTGGCTCCATAAATTGTTTGATTGGATATTCATTTCATCTTTGAGAGCGTCAATAATTTTCGGATTCAGCTTTTTCAGCTGGTCAATAACCCCTTCAGTTCCGGTGATTTTCCCATTTACATTTACCATTGATTCGCCACCGCCTTGTATCGGTCGAGAGTGTCTTTTACCTGTGGCAATAATTCAAGCGCACCTGTATACGACCGGGAGCCATCGGGCATAGATATGGAGGATGAACCGGGCGACTTCCGGCGGTTAAATTCCTCTACTACTTGCCATGTCAGCGCCAGTTTTAAATCGCTTGGAACTGCCACAACGCTGTCGGTTGAGGTGTAGCCGCCCGTGTAAATAATTTTTACAATCTTCTGTCCGGATGGAATCTTGTAGGCGAACTCAATCAGTCCATTGTCATAATCCACATAGTAGTCGTCATTCTCAACCTGCGACTCACCATTAACGGTGATAACTGGAACGGTAGAAGAAGAAATCGGGAAGGCGTTGAGTAGATAAATTCTGCGCCCCCCGTCAAAATAAACCGTTCGGGCAGCGGATTCAAACAGGCGCCCGGTGTATGTCTGGAAATACTCGCTTGTGCCTTGAATAAGAGTCGTCAGAAGTGCATCGTAGGTCGTTCCAAGTTGAGTGTCGAACTCCATAAAGGCTTTGATATTGGCGAGTGATTCCAGAAGCATGGTTATTTAGTTTTCCCTTCAGTTACCTGTTTAGTTTTACCTTCAGTGGCTTTCCTATCTCCGCCCACTACTTCCCATTTACCATTCTGGATTTTTAATGCTTCGGCGACTTTATTATCTTTCTCGTCAACCTCAAGCTCAGAACCCATCCTGTATATGGTGTTCCCAAGTTTAAATGCAAACGGAGGAATTACTCTGATTTTCATTTTTATTCCTTTCATTTTGGAGGGGAAGCCGGTCTCCCCCTCCTGCTTATCGCTTCATAGCCAGAGGCTACGGTCTATATTTCTTATCTCCGAGAATCGCAACAATGGAAGTGCCGAGAGTTAAACTGGTATCCCCGTTGTAGGTGTAATCCAGTTTGACCCGAATCCATTTACTCGCATTCTTTAAGCTGACCTCTTTGGCATAGGCAGAATTGAATACGGTATTTGCACTCGTTACTTGTGAGCCGGTAAAGCCCCAAGTCTGGGCGACTCCATTAATGGAACTAAGGGTGCTCCAAGTGGTTGAATCGGTGCTGTGTTGAATCGTGATGTTATAGCTGACGGTCGTCATTGCACCGGAAGTTGTCCCGATGGAATAGACGAACAGGGCTTTTCCATAACCCACACGATTAATTGCAGTTCCGTAAACAGTGGCTGTGCTGTCAATCGCTTGTGCCTTGATTTGGTTGAAGGTCGTGCAATATTCGTAAGCTGATTGCTGGGCGAATCCCTGCACGCCGACACCCACGAGGGCGAGAGTACACAG